GTTTGAGGAGAGATATAAACAGATGCTCTTTGGCCATCTTCATTTAATGCTCTTAATAATTCATCCTCATATAATTGTTTTAATAATTGAATTCTATCAGGTGCTCTTTTTTGTGCTAAATAGTAAGCAAGACCTGAGCACATGCAAGGTAAAAATCTATAAGCCACATCTGCTTGGTTTGTATAAATACCAGCATCTTCAATTCTGTTAATTGTATAAAATTTTAATGTAGTATAAGTCGTTGCATCAGGAGCCAAATATAAATTGATTGTAGGTGTTGTTTGTCTATCAACAAAATATTGTGAGGGTTGTCCTGTTTGTAATTTATTAGGTAAAGCAGCGTAAGCAGATCTATCAATTTTTGTTAATGAAATATCGTTTGTTGATGAAGTGTTTCCAGCTGCATTTGTGGTTGATATGTATGCCTCCAAAACATCATTTACATTTGACGCTACAGAGTAAGTAGCTGTTCCCGCAACCAAAGCCACTTCATTTAATGTAACTTTCCAAAGATGAATTCCTCTATTACCCCATTCAGAAAATAAAAGATTTAAACTTCTTCTTGCGCTACGTAAGTCATTTCCACTATTAGTTCGCATACCACATCTTTCGTATGCTTCTTCAATAATGTCATCGATATTTAAATCGAATGCTGTAGTTCCTGACGTAGCCATAATTCATTACATTAAATCTTTGTAATAATCCAAAGACTTTCCCGGTACTAATTGTTCATCTTGTAGACCCATGCCTGAAGTTCTTGCTGCACCATAACCTCGCATTTCTCCACCCATATTTCTTTTTGTAATTTTACGTTTGTTAAGAATCATATCAGAAGATTCTGCAGTGCCTTTATTCATGTCCATGTATTTTCCATCAAGAGTATTTTTTACAAAATCTTTAATAGGGGTTTTTTTTACTAAATTACTTTTTTTTCTTTCAACAGATCTTCCTACTCTAGCTTTCATCATATTTGATTCGATGGCTTTTCCTCTTTTTTTCTCGTAACTAGATAATTTGCCATCTTTATCTAAGTCAGCTTTTCTTGGGTTCTTTAACATTGTATCTCCTCCTGTGCTCATTTTCATAAGGTCAGCATGATAATCTTTTGTGCTTACTTTACTTAATTTTGTTTTTAATTTTTTAACTTTAGCTTTCTTCTCTGGAGAAAGCGTTGCAACTTTGTAAGCAAGATTAGCGGCTTCGAATCCTAAAGCAAGTGGTGTAGCTGCTCTAGCAAATTTAGCTACCTTACCAAGTTTAGTTAATTTTTTAGCTGCTTTTGGAAGCTTAGATGGTAATGCTTTCTTTGGATCAAACACTGTTAACGCTTTACTTTTACTTAAAACGTTTCCTGTACTAATAGGTGTTTTACCTTTAAATCTTTCTTTTAAAGTTGTAATTAAACCTTTCTGTGCAAAATCGTCAACTTTTTTATATGCTCTTGTTAG